AAGCTCTTGACATGCCACCGATTGAGCACACTGGTGTTCCGACGTCTGCGCTTCAGCCTGTGGCCGCAATCAACCCAATCGCCCCAGCAAGCGTCTATGACGCAGGAACACGAGAACTCAATCTGAACATGCCTGAGCAGGTCATTCATGTTGCACCGCCTTCGGTTCACGTTGATGCGCCTGTGGTGAACGTGCCAGAAACAGTCGTCAACGTCAACGTCCCTGAGCAGCGCACCGTGGTGCGTCAGGTGGTGCGTGGCGATGACGGTCGCATCACTGAAATCGTGGAAAGGGTTGAGGGCTGATGGCAACGGGCATTTCTTCTTATTTGGCGAATGCGTGGCTTGATGCCACCGGCAATAACACGTCTTTCGCTGTGGCGACCGTGTACGTCAAACTGCATGTTGGTGACCCTGGTTCGGCGGGTACGGCTTCTCCGGCAACCGAAACGACACGCAAGTCCGTGTCGTTCGCTGCCGCCTCTGGTGGTTCGATTGCTTCGGATGCCGACGTCACTTGGACAAACATCGCTGGCTCACAGGACGCAACTCACTTCACCGCTTGGGACAACGTGTCGGCAGGAAACTTCCTGTTCTCGGGGACAGTCACAGCGAACGCCTACAACGCAGGCGACACGTTCACGATTTCGTCTGGTTCTCTCACCGTCTCTCTGACGCTCGCTTCGTAGGCGTGCCGTGGCGTTCAGCCGCTTCACGCTCGACACGAGCCAACTTGACGATTCAACGGTCGGGCTAGACGGCCCGAACTTCCCACTCAACGGAACTGCGGCTGCGCCGCTCGGTTCTGCTACGGCTGCCGCTGTTGCTGTTGTAATCAAGGTTGCGTCTGCTGACGCTCCGCTCGGCGAAATGTTGGCGGAGGTCAGTCAGGTAACGGTGACGGTGGCGGCAGATGCGGATGCGACGCTTGGTGGAATTGTCGCATCGGCGATTGGTGGAATCACGACTCCGGCATCGGCGGAGGCTTCGCTTGGTGGGTTTGTGGCGAGTGCGTCGGCTGACCTGACGGTATCCGGTTCGGCTGTTGCGTCGGTTGGTGGGGTGACTGCCTCGGCGGTTGGTGTCGTCAGAATCGTCGCATCGGCCTCTGCGGGGCTCGGAGGCGTGTCAGCGGCGGCAGATGGTGTCGTGACGCCTATTGGGACGATGACGGCGAACCTGGGCGGTCTGGATGCGTCTGCCGTTGGGACGGTCGTACCGCAACCGACTCCGATACCTGCTGGCGGTGCGGGTGGTAGACCGAGTCCGTATCGTCAGCCTCGACGTAAGAAGGTTGAACCAGTTGTTGAGGTTGTGCCTGAAGTTGTTGTGTTGAATCCGAAAACTGTGCAGGCGTATTGTGTGCCGATTGTTGCGTCAGTGAAAGCGAACGCGGAAGCGGGTGTCACTTTCGTCGCCGAAGATGATGACTTGCAAGTATTGTTGATGCTCTGAGGTAAAACATCATGACTCTTTCTAGCGGTACGGTTGCGGTTGGTACGGCTGCACTCCCTATCAATGGTTCTTCAAGCAACCCAATCGTCTTGACAATCTCCAACAACGACAACACCGACGCTGTGTATCTCGGCGGCCAAGGAGTCGTCCCAAATGGAGGTTTGCTGTTGTCAAAGCAGGAAAGAATCACGTTCACGCTATTTGGCGGCGAACGACTGTATGTCGTCGCAACCAAGACCGGTCACGTCGTCTCCTACATTGCGCAAAGTCTCTAGTGCCGTACTTCATCTCTGATTCCAACAGCAACTGCTCAGGTTGGGCAGTTGAGAAAGATGATGGGGAAGTTATCGGTTGCCATGCGACGAAGCAGGCCGCTATTGACCAGATGGTTGCGGTGAGTATTGCTGAGGAGATGGAGCCGGGTGGTGAGCGTGCTCGTCCTGATGAGTTGATGGTGGGTGATTATGTTTCGTGGAATAGTTCGGGTGGTCGTGCGCGTGGTGAGATTCAGGAAATCTTCCGCTCAGGTACGGTGCGCGTGCCAGGTACCGACTTCGAGTTGGAAGCCTCCGAAGATGACCCGGTGGCCCTAATCCAGATTTATGAACAGGTCGAGGGCGGTTGGGAAGATACCGACGTTATCGTCGGCCATAAGTTCTCAACGCTGACCCGCATTGGCGAACTTGAGGAACCTGAGGATGAGCCTGAGTCCGAGGACATGGAAGATGCTTCGTACGGCGACACGCCCGACGATGACGATGCCGAAGACCGCGAACTGCCAGATAACTATCGTCCCGCAGCAAATCCTGACGTGCCGGCGAACCGTAACTGCGGGAACTGCGGGTACTTCAAGAACTTCTACTGCAAGCGGTGGGACGCCGAAGTTTCTCCCGCCTACTATTGCAACGCTTGGGCACCTGTCGCTGGTTTGCCGAACGACAATCCTGGGCAGACGGTTCAGACGGGAGACGTGAACGATGAAGACCCGCAATACTCGGGCTACAACAACGTCATGGACAGGCAACTCTCATTTGATGTCCCCGTCTACATTCGTGAGGCGGCCCGCAAAGGTTTGGACTATTACGGGCAGGGGCTCGCTGGTGATGGTCTTGTGGCTCGAACTGTGCGTGAGGCCCGTGAGATGGCTGCGGGAAGAATCAGCGAGGATAAGGTCATTCGTGCAAACGCTTGGGGAGCAAGACACCTGGTAGACCTTGAGGCTCCGCAGAACAGTGACGCCGACAACGACAGGTTCCCTGGTGCTGGTGCTGTTGCGTTCTACTTGTGGGGAATTGACCCGCTTGACCCGTCACCGGCTATGCGATGGTTTGAGCGTCAGGCTGAGCGTGTGCGAGAAGCGGAAGGTCGACTCGGGTATCTGGTGACGTTGGCTCGGTTGTCAAGATTGTTCGTGGACAAGTAATCTCCTCAACGCACTAGCATTGACGACCATGACCGAGAAAATTGAGACCCGTCGTCTAACAGTCAACGATTTCGAGGTCAGGCAAGGTCCAGCCGGTGACGGCATGTCTTTCAGCGGCTACGCCGCAGTGTTCAATTCTGATTCGGAGCCGTTGCCGTTCATTGAGCGCATCGCTCCTGGTGCGTTCCGCAAGTCGTTGAAGGCACGCAACAACATTCGCATGTATCTGAACCATGATTCGTCGATGCTTCTTGCGACGACTCGCGCCAAGACTTTGCGTCTGATGGAGGATGAGCGTGGCTTGAAGGTTGAGGCAGACCTGCCCGACACAACTGTCGGACGTGATTTGTCGACGCTCATCAAGCGTGGCGACGTGGATTCAATGTCGTTCGGTTTCTCCGTTCCGCCAAAGGGTGACTCGTGGTCGGATGATGGTTCGGTGCGTGAACTCAAAGAAGTACGCCTGTACGAAGTGTCGGTCGTGACTGGTTTCCCCGCCTATCAGGCGACGACTGCGTCGGTGCGCAGCCTTGACATTCTTGCTGAACGCACCGCTTCTGACGTTGACAAGCTTGCTGACGCAATCACGGTGCTTGAGGCTGGTTCAGAGTTGAGCGAAGAGCAGGCGAGTCTGCTGCTTGATGTGGTGGGCAAGTTGCGTAAGAAGCCCGAGCAGGTTCCTGCTTCGCTGTTGGCGAAGCAACTTGAACTGCAGTCGAAGCTCGTCTAGACTTCGTCAAGAGTCTTCGCTGCGGAGCCGCAGGAAGGTGCTGGTTGAGGAGCCTCGCCAGGTGGAATAAAAATCCCTGCGACCCCAACAAGTTCCGTGGAGGAACACATCATGAAGCAATACATCGACCAACAGGTCGAGGCGCGTCAGCGTGCTTGGGAAGCGGCCAAAGCCCTTCTCGACAAGGCTGCATCCGAAAAGCGCGACCTCACCACTGAAGAAGAGGCGTCTTATCAGAAGATGAACGCCGAACTCAACGAGCGCGCTGCTCGCATCGAAGCCTTGAAGGCTGATGCCGAGCGCGAGGCCAAGATTGAAGCGGCAACCCGCGAAATCGCTGGCCAGGTTCGTCCAGCGGCGAAGGCGGCGGCAAGCGATGCCGACGTCATCCGCTCGATGGCCCGCGGCGAAGTTCGTTCGTTCAACTTCGAGACTCGTGACGTTGTGAAGACGTCGACGGGCGCACCGGTTCCGACGTCGTTCTACGACCAGGTCATCATGCAGGCCCGACTTGTCGGCCCAATGCTGGAGACCTCGACGGTGCTGCGCACGGCTGGCGGAGAGAACCTCCAGATTCCGTCGCAGGCATCCTGGTCGACCGGCACGGTCACTGGCGAAGGCACCGCAATCGGCGAGTCCGACCCAGGGTTCAACCAGTTCATCACCTTGAGCGCGTACAAGTATTCGTTCCTGGTGCAACTGTCGCGTGAACTCATCGAGGACTCGGGAGTGGACATCCTCTCCTTCCTCGCGGAGCAGACCGGCAACGCCATCGGCTACGCCGTCAACGCAGACCTCACCACAGGCAACGGCACGAACAAGCCCAAGGGCATCGTGGCCGCCGCTGGTTCGGGCGTGCTCGGCACGACCGCTGGTGGCCTGTTCACCGCAGACAACCTCATCGACCTGGCGTACAGCCTCGACGGTGCGGCGCGTCGTCTCCCCGGCGTTGGCTGGATGATGAACACCGCCTCGCTCGGTGCGGTCCGCAAGTTGAAGGACACCGCTGGTTACTACATCTTCAGCCCCGCGCTGGCAGATGGCAACGACCAGTTGCTGAACTTCCCGGTCTACGAGAACCCAGCAATGGACTCGCAGGGCTCGGCGAAGAAGTCGGTCATCTTCGGGCATCTGCCCTCGTACTACGTCCGTCAGGCTGGCGGACTCCGTCTCGACCGGAGCGACGACTACGCATTCAATGCGGACCTCGTCACGTTCCGTGCGACGATGCGCGTCGACGGCAACCTGCCGCAGACCAGCCACGTCAAATACTTCATCAACAACACGAACTGAACTTCGTGAGATGAAGTCCCTTGACGGGGACTAAAAGTCGAGCGGCCCGACACCCACACGCAGGGTGGTGTCGGGCCGCTTTGACATTTATCGGCTAGTGTTGACGCGAACCTGCTAAGGAGGTTTGCGTGAATGCGAGTCGTAATCAAAAACGTGCCGGTGGACCTACCGGAATTGGAGGCGACCCTTCTCTTGCAGGCGGGCGTGGCTCACTTGTGGGAGGAGTCAGTCGTCGAACCTCGAACCCGGTCAGGGCGCTCTGGTACTCCAACGCGCCGTGGTGCGGGACGGGCTACGGGCAACAAACCCAGCAAGCGGTCCAAAGGCTCATCAAAGACGGGCACGAAATCGCAATCCACTCGAACTACGGCCTCGAAGGGTCGACGTCGGCGTGGAACGGCGTCAAAATCTACCCGCGAGGACTGAACCCTTACAGCGACGACATCATCGTCGCACACTGGATGGAGTGGACGCAGTCGTCGGATTTGCCAAAACTCATCATCACTCTGTTTGATGTGTGGGTGTTGCAGGCTCCGAATCTGGAGAAGGTACCGAACATTGCGTCGTGGGTTCCTATTGACCATGCGCCGATTCCGCCTGATGTGTTGAAGTGGTGCAAGCGTCCGAATGTGATGCCGATTGCGATGTCAAAGTTCGGCAAAGGTGAGTTGGACAAGTCTGGTGTTCGCAACGTGTATGTTCCTCACGCCATTGAGTCGGTCTACAAGCCGACGAAAGAAATCCGCGATAACGCAAACCAGGTGTTGAATGGCCGCAAAATCATGGGTTGGGACGATGACCGTTTCGTTGTGATGATGACCGCAGCCAATAAGGGGGTGGCTCCGACGCGGAAGTCGTTTGCGGAGAACTTCATGGCGTTCAGTATGTTCGCCTCAAAGCATCCAGACGCAGTTCTCTACATGCACACCGAGGCATCAAAGTCGATGGGCGGCATTGACTTGAAGTCGTTGGCGTTGGCTGTCGGTATTCCTGAAGACAAAATCAAGTGGGCTGACCCTTACCTGTACCGGATGGGGTTGCCGCATCATGCGATGGCTGCGCTGTATTCGGACGCCGATGTGCTATTGGCGTGCAGTATGGGTGAGGGTTTCGGTATCCCTGTCATCGAGGCGCAGGCTTGCGGTACGCCCGTCATCGTCTCTAACTTCACGGCTCAGCCTGAGCTTGTGGGTGATGGTTGGGTTGTTGAGGGTCAGCCGTGGTGGGACCCGCTACAGGGCGCGTTCTTTGTCATCCCGAATGTGGCTTCCATCGTGAATGCGTTGGAGCAGGCGTATCAGCGGGGACGTGGTACATCGCAGAAGGCGGTGGAGTTTGCCAAGCAGTATGAGGCGGACACGGTCTATGAGTCTCATTGGAAGCCGGCGATGAAGGAGATTGTTGAGTGGTGCCAATCGTCCCAGTCCTGATAGTTCCGGTGCTCACTGAGCATTGGCGTGTTGATGCGATGCTGCTTTCGTTTGAGGGTCGTATCGGCAATCTCATCTGTATCGACAATGGCAATTCTGAGTGGATGCCTCGGACGCATAAGGCGTCGGATGTGTTCGTGTGGCGTATGCCGTCGAACTTGGGTGTGGCTGCTTCGTGGAATCTTGGTATCAAGGCGACGCCGTTCTCGCCTGGGTGGATGATTGTGAACCATGATGTGCAGTTCGGTGAGGGTGCTGTTGCCGAGTTCTTTGCTGCGGCGAAAGAGGACAACATCGTGTTGGGTGGCAAACCGAACTGGTCGTGCGTCTGGATTGGGGGAAAGGTCGTCGAGCGAATCGGCTTATTTCATGAGGGTTTTCACCCTGCGTATTTTGAGGACAATGACTATGAGGTGCGGGCGCAGCGGGCAGGGATTGAGGTGGTTCCGTCAACGGCCGCAATCAACCACCGCAACTCAAGCACTCTTGCATCAAGTGAGAAGTTTCAGCAACGGAACTCTCTCACGTTTCAGGCGAATCTTGAGCGGTTCAATGCGAGATTGAATCAGCCGTGGGAGAATCTGGTGGATTGGGATTTGGTTCGACGCAAGGAGTTGTCGTGGGATTAGACGTTGTGGTGGTGGCTTCTACGCCTGGTCGTGAGGCGTGGTTGCAGGAGTGTCTGGCTTCCATCGAGCGTGAGGTGCTGGTCTTGCGTCAGTCGGGAACATGGGAACTCGGCAAAATCAAATGGATGTACGAGAACACGACGTTTGACAGGTTCTTGTTTCTGCATGATTCGGTGGTCGTGAAAGACCAAGCGTTCTTTGACAAGATGTTTGAGCATCCCGGTTCAGTTTCGGTGACGGACGACCCGCGCATCTTTGGGATGTTCATGGGCATCTACACGCGCGAGCATCTGTCGCGGGTGGAGTTGTATTCTCCGGTGACGCAAAGGGATTCGATTCGTGCCGAGATTGAGTGGACTACTACCTATGCGGCATCCGCTGGTGATGTGCCAGTCGTGTTCCCTGATTTGCGTGACTCGATGAATCGTGGCTTCGTTGAGCATCACGGCCGCATAAACATGGTTCTGGAGAACGACTATCTGCGCAAGTTCAAGGGAACGTGGGGATGATTGGCGACCGTCTGAGGGCAGAGATGTTCTTCGGTCAGGACCCGTACCGTGACGCAACGGAAACAGACCCTTGGTATCCACATACTCATCTAACTGCAGAGGTTGTCGAGTGGGCGTTCGCTGAGACGGATTGCAAGTTCTGGGTTGAGGCGGGGACGATGCTGGGAGGGTCGGCGCTGCTCGTTGCTGAGACGGCCAAGCGGCTCGCTCGGAGGGTTGACGTGTTGTGTATTGACCCTTTCACAGGTGACGTCAACATGTGGGATTGGGAGCGTGATTTGGCGATGAACAACCGGTGGAGGTTTCTGAGGTTGGTGAATGGTGCGCCGACGATTCGGCAGAGGTTCTTGGCGAACGTAGTCGCGGCAGGGTTCACGGATGTGATTGTGCCGATGCAGGCGACAAGCATTGTCGGGTTGAGGTATTTGGACAGGTTGGTTCAGCGTGACGTGGTGCCTCGTCCTGATGTGGTGTATGTGGATTCTGCGCATGAGGAGGGTGAAACTCTCATCGAGTTGCGGACGGCTTGGGCGGTCGTTCGTGCCGGTGGCCTGTTGCTGGGTGATGATTTGGATTGGGTTGCGGTGCGTCGTGACGTTGAACGGTTCTCATCTGAGGTGAATGGCGAGGTTTTGACGTTCGGTAATCAGTGGGCGATTCGCCGCAGAGACTAGGATTGACCCGTCATGGCCATCACCAACGGGTACTGCACGCTCGCAGAAGTCAAGGCTGCTCTCCGTATCGGGACGGCAGACACCGTCGACGACGCCCTATTGGAGAACTGTGTCGGTGCCGCATCTCGTCTGATTGACGGCTACTGCAACCGCCAGTTCTGGGCGGTCTCCTCTGCGACGCCACGAGTGTTTCAAGCGAACAACGAATACTGGACGGACTGCGACGACTTCTACACCACCGACAGTTTCGTCCTCAAGACATCGTCGTTCGCCGACGGAAACTTTGACACCACTTGGCAAACCACCGACTACCAACTTGAACCGTTGAACGGTGTGCTTGATGGCCTCACTTGGTCATACGACAAGATTCGTGCCATCGGCAACTACCTGTTCCCGACCGTGAACGCCAACTATGGTGAGCAGGCGTTGGTGCAGGTGACGGCAAAGTGGGGTTGGGCAAGTGTGCCTGAGCCTGTGAAGCAGGCGTGCATCATCCAGTCTTCACGCATCTTCAAGCGTTACGATTCGCCGCTCGGTGTCGCAGGCTTCGGCGACCTGGGCGCTATCCGCGTCTCTCGATTCCTCGACCCTGACATGGCTCAGTTGGTTGAGCCGTATCGACGCATGCGGATGTTTGCCTGATGCCAGCCACAATCAGCCAAGTCAAAGACGGCCTCAAAGCCCGCATCAACAGCATCTCTGGTTTGCGAGCTTTCGACTACCAGCCTGACCAGGTGAACCCGCCGTTCGCATTCCCAACCCTTGACACGGTCACCTATCACCAGACAGGCATGGCATCCGGTGGCGTCGTCATGAACTTCACCATCACACTCATCGTCAATCGTTCATCGGAGCGCACCGCTCAAGACCAACTTGACCAATACATGAATTGGGACGGAGCAAAGTCGCTTCGTGCCGCAATCGAATCAGACCGAACACTCGGCGGAGTCTGCGACGACCTCATCGTCACCAACGCCGAGAACCTCACGAACATTGACGCCAACGACACGCTGTATCTGGCGGTCGATTTCAAGGTCACGGTGTACGCTTAGAACATGGCGAAATACCTCGTCTCCGGCCCATTCCCCGTTAGCGGCGTACTGCCAGGCGGGTTTGTGGACGGAAGTGGAATCGACAATGTAGAGTTGTTGATTGCGGCAGGCATCATCACGCCCGTCAAAGAATCCAAGAAAACCTCAACAGCCGATAAGGCAGGAGACAAATAGTCATGGCAAAGCTGGTCCTCAAAGACGCAAACATCGTGTTCGCAGGCACCGACATTTCGGCAAACGTTGCGTCAGTGACGCTCTCGACCACAGCCGCTGAAGTGGCGACGACTGCGTTCGGTTCGAGCGCAATCACCCGCGTCTCTGGTCTCATTGACAACTCGGTGACGTTCAGCATCCACAACGACTACAACGCCATTGACGGAATCTTCTTCCCGCTCGTCGGCTCAACCGCAGTCAACTGCACCATCAAGCCGAACGGCACCGCTGCCGCTTCTTCGGCGAACCCGTCGTACACCTTCTCGGTTCTCGTAACCGAGTGGACTCCAGTGAACGGTGCGGTCGGCGACCTCGCCACCGCCGACGTGACGTTCCCAATCTCGGGCGCAATCACCAAGTCCGTCGGAGCCTAATTCCAATCCACCTAACCTGCGGAGGTAGAAAATGAAAATTGCGTTGAGTGTTACGACCGTTGACGGTGTGCGCACATCGGTCGCCGAGTTTGCGGACTTCGTCAAGTACGAAGAAATCCACAACGTTTCAATGGCGAAGATTGAAGACGACCTGAAGGTTCGTGACCTTGCTTGGCTTGCCTGGCATTCGGAGAAGCGTCGCAAAGTCACATCGCTTGAGTTCCATGCCTGGACGGAAACGGTTGAAGCAATCAGCATCAGCGCCGAGGAGGGCAAGATTGGCCCTTTGGAGAGAACTCAGCCCACTGGTTGATTGCCTATTTGGCGTGCGAGACGGGCATCGCCCCCTCCCAACTGTTGGCTGAGTCCCCCCGAATGTTGTTCACGATGCAGGCGTATCTGCGTTGGCGTTTCGTGAAACAGAACCCGAACACGCCGTACAATCGCTGACGTGGCTGAACCAGACATTGCGATTCTCGCACCGGGACTCATCAAGTTCTTCAAGGCGACTGCTCGTGCCGTGCCTCAGTTCGATAAGGGAATCCGTGAGGCGTCAAACGATGTTGCGGTGCATGTTGCCAATCGCGTGAAGGCTGGTGCTGCGGCACAAGGTCCGCACGGTCGGGTGCGGTCTGGTGGTTCGGGGCGTTCGCAGGCTGCGGTTGTGGCTGACGCAATCAAGGCTCGACGTGACCGTATCCCGAAGATTGGTTTCACGAAGGGCAACGTGTTCGTGTCAAAGTCTCGTCCGAACAGCAAACGCAAACGGAAGGTATTGGCCGGCGATGTGTTCTTCGGTGCGGAGTTCGGTGGCGGTCGCAGAAAGACGACGCAACAGTTCTTGCGTCATCGCGGGAGGCAGGGATACTTCTTTTGGCAGGCCGTTCGGGATAGTCGCTCGTTCATCGCTGAGCAGTATTTGACGAACGTTGAGAAGGTAATCAAAACAATCAGTCCGGGTGCGAAGTAGCGGACAAACGCTCTAATCAAAGCAAGTAGAATCGGCGCTCATGGCCGTTGAGCGTTCATTCCTTGTCAAGCTTGTCGGTGACGCCAAGCAACTCATTCAAGAGTTCGGCAAGGCTGAGCGAGCCTCTGAAGGCATCTTTGGCAAGGACGGTCTCGGCGGGAAACTGACGAGCCTGCTGCCATCGTTCAAGACGATTGCGATTGCTGGCACTGCTGCGTTCGGTGCGGTATCTGCCGCAGCAGGCTTGTCGGTGAAGGCTGCGGCTGAGGATGCTGAGTCGCAGGCTCGTTTGGCTCAGGCGTTGAATACGACGTTTGGTGAGTCGAAGCAGTTGGTGGCTGCGACGGAGGAGTTCATTAGTTCGATGTCGCAGGCTGCTGCGGTGTCGGATGACCAGTTGCGTCCGGCGATGACGACGCTTGTTCGTGCGACGGGCGACATGGCTCAGTCGCAGAAGTTGTTGAAGGTGGCGCTTGATGTGTCTGCCGGGTCGGGGCGCGACTTGGAGGCTGTCACAATTGCTCTTGCCCGTGCCAGTCAAGGTCAAGTGACGGCGTTGACGAGATTGGGTATTCCGCTTGACCAGGCGGCTGTGAAAACCAAAGACTTTGACCGAATCGTCGGCCAGTTGGCTGACACGTTTGAGGGTGCTGCGGCTGCATCGGCGGATTCTGCGCAGGGTCGATTCCGTGCGTTCGGTATTGCGGTTGACGAGTTGCGTGAACAGTTTGGTGAGATGTTGTTGCCTGCGTTGACGCGGGTAACTGAGTATTTGACGAAGACGGTGATTCCTGCGGTGAGCGTCGCAATCGAACAATTCCGCAGCAGTGGTGTGAAGTCTGCGTTGGCGGTGTTCGTGGCCGCGTTCGGTCAGGCTGGTATCGCCATTCTTGACAATTTGGAGCAGGTGGCGCTCGGCATCTACAAGTTTATGGAGGGTGTCGTTGCGACGTTGAGCCCGTTGTTTGCGGCGATAGACCTGGTGCGTTCTGCTGTTGCGTTGGGTAAGCCGATTGAGTCGATTCAGGCTGGTATTGCGCGTCGCACGAGGGAGGTTCAGGGTGCGTTTGACGGGTTCCGTGATTCGGTCAATTCAGCAGCCAAGCGTCTTGACATCATTGCTGCGGGTCCGATGGATGTCGTTGAGCGTCGTTTGGCTCAGGTGAATCGCACTGCCAAGGGTGCGGCAAATGGTTTGGCTGATTTCGGTGATGAGGCTGGCAAGACTGGCGGCAAAACAAAGAAGGCTGCCGATGATGTGAAGACGTTTCAGGAGCGGTTGAAGGATTACACGGCGGCGGTGAAGTCGGCGAAGTCTGCCTCGGATGCGTTCGGTCGCAGCCAAGAGCGTGCGACCGAGGCTCGTGTCTCGTTGGCTGATGCAGACAAGGCGTTGGCGAAGGCGCAGGAGGATTTGGCGAAGGCTCAGCAGGGTGGTTCACCGGAGCAGATAGCGGCAGCCAATCGCAGGGTTGCGGCCGCTGAGCGCACTGTGGCTCGCGCCAAGTTCGATGTCGAGGAATCAGTCATTGCGGTGAGGGATGCTGAGCGTGAGTTGGCTGAGTTGCGTCAAGACCCAGAGGCTTCTCCCGATGAGATTCGTAAGGCGGAGATTCGTCTCGCCGAAGCGAAGTTCCAGGTGGTTGATGCTGAGGACCGCCAGATTGAGGTGACGGATGGTTTGACTGAGGCTCGTCGCCAGTTGCGTATCGCCACCGAAGGTTTGCGTCAGGGTGACGAGGAGTTGATTCCGTTGCAGTCAGCGGTTGAGGATTTGACGAAACGGCAGGAAGAGGCAGCCAAACGATACAAGGATGCGTTGGAGGAGCAGACCGAGGCGTTGAAGGAATACACGGATGCGCTGGCTGCGTTGCAGGCGGTCGCGGCCACGGTGCCGAAGGTTTCAGGAGCGAACCCTGTAACAGGACTCATCCCTATCCCGCCGACCCCTGTGAGCGACCAGCGAATCATGCCAGAAACAGCAGCCACATCGGTCGTCGTGAACGTGACGGCAGGTATCGGCGGCAACGCCTATCAGGTTGGGAAAGAAATCATTGAGGTGCTGGACCAATACACATCGGTGGCTGGTCCGCTTGAAACTTTGATGCGCGTGGCCTGACATGGCGAAAACGATGCCGTGGGGTGAAACCCTCAAGGTGCTGCTGGACGCAGGTTTCATCACCGACGAGTTCACCCTCGACTCCTCCACACTCGACGGCGGGGACACTCTCGACGGTTCAACCGAGTTCGTTGACGTCACCGAATACGTCCTATCGGTAGGCATCACACGAGGCCGCACCGACCAACTCCGCTCAACCTTCCAACCTGGCGTCTGCCAAATCGTCCTCGACGACCGCGCATCAGGACGCTCCTTCGACCCAGCCAACACCGCATCCCCCTACTACCAAGGCGACCTCGGCATCGCCCCACGACGCTTCGTCCAGGTCTACGCAGGCACCGCCGGTGACGAGCCACTCTTCGTCGGTCGAGTCCAAGACTTAGACATTGAGTACGAACAACCGAACCTATCCATCTGCACCATCATCGGCATCGACGACCTCTCCAGCTTCGCCAAAACCACCCTCCTTGAGTTCACCCCACCACAAGAACTCACCTCTGACCGAGTCAACCGCATCCTCGACCGACCAGAAGTCGCCTACTCGACAGCCACACGCAACATCTCCACCGGTGTCGCAACCCTCGGCACGTTCGCCTACCAAGACGGCGACAGCGTCGCAGCCGCATTGCAGCAGGTCGCCGAATCCGAGGACGGCCGATTCTTCATCGCCAAGAACGGCAACGCAACCTTCCAACCACGCATCGACTTCACCTTCTCCACCGCAGTAGCCACCTTCTCCGACGCAGGCACCGCCATCCCATATCAGACCCTCGACGTCCTCTACGGTGCCGAAACCCTCTACAACTCAGTCACCGTCACCACGAAAGACAACTCGCTCGGTACCGCATCCGACTCCGCCTCAATCACCCAATACGGCATCACCGACTACAGCCTCAACGACCTGCCACTCGCTGACGCCGCTCAAGCAGCAAGCCTCGCCCAGAACATCGTCGACAAATACAAAGACCCGATTTCCCGATTTGTAGAAATTGGAGTCACGATGAACGGCCTGAGCGCAAGCCAGATAGAAACCATCGACTCCTTTGAGATTGGTGACGTCATCAGCGTCGTCAAGAACTTCACGACAGGAGCACCAGCGTCAATCACACAGGACGTGTTCATTGAGCGCATCGCCCACCAAATAACCCCAGGAATCCACCAAGTCATCCTGGGTCTCGGACAAGCCCAAATCCTGACCGTGTTTATTCTTGACCAAGACGAATTAGACGACGTCGACGTTGGGCTAGGATAAGCACCCGTATGGCCAACACAGGAACCAAGCTTTGGACGAGCGGCGAAGTAGTCACAGCCGCAAACGTCAACCAATACTTGATGCGAGGCGTCAAAGTCTTTGCAGACGCAACAGCAAGAACGAACGCTTACGGTGGCGCAGGCGAACCGACACTCGAAGAGGGCGAAGTTTCGTACCTTCTGGACTTGAACCAAGTGCAGGTCTACGACGGTTCAGCGTGGGTTGCTATCGGTGGCGGCGCAGACATTCTCCAAGTGCAAGTATTCAGTTAGGAAGGAAACATGGCAACATACGGCAAAGTCAAATTGAGCGGTTCAACGGATGGTCGCGGCATCAAAGTTGCGGCAACCGCAACTGCCGGCACGACCATTCACACAGGTTCGGCCACGGCCACGACCTACGACGAAATCTGGTTGTACGCAGTGAACACCTCTGCGTCAAACGTCAAATTGACCATCGAGTGGGGAAGCACATCTTCTCCGGATGACCTCATCGAATTGACCGTGTTGCCTGAAGCAGGTTTGGTGACTGTCATCCCAGGTCTCGTCATCAAAGGCAACGCAACTCCGCTCGTCGTCCGCGCCTTTGCGGCAACGGCTGACGTTGTTGTAATCCACGGGTTCGTCAATCAGATTACGGCGTAACTGATGGCTACGGCTCGTCGGCAACTCGGTTATGTGTCGTCGCTGACGACGCAGGCTGTTTCTACGCTGGCGAACGCCAACTTTTCTGACACGGCGACGGGTACTTACACTTCGGGCAGTATCGACTACAAGTATCTGACTTTTACTGCGTCAGGTACTTTGACGGTGACTCGTGCTGGTCTTGCTGATTTGCTCATCGTTGGCGGCGGTGGTGGCGGTTCTCAACGTGGTGGCGGCGGTGCTGGCGGTCATCTACAAGTGACTGACGCTTATCTGCCTGCTGGCACTTTGACGGTGACTATCGGCAGTGGCGGTGCTGGTGATACAAGTTTCGGTTTCAACGGCACATCTTCGCTTATCGGTTCTTACACCGCAGTCGGTGGCGGCGGCGGTACAAGTTCTAACAGCACTGACCCTGTGGGTTTGGCTGGCGGTTCTGGTGGCGGTGGTCGTCTAGGCGGCGGCGCAGGTATCTCTGGTCAAGGTAACACGGGTGGTACGGGCATCAGTGGTGGCGGCGGTGGCGGCGGCGGCGCATCAGCAGTCGGTACAAATGCGACGACGAACAACGGTGGTGCTGGCGGCGCAGGAACTTCTACTTCACTGAATAACTCTGCAACGACTCGTGCTGGTGGTGGCGGCGGCGGCGGTACTTCGTCGGGTGGTGCTGGTGGCACAGGTGGCGGTGGTGCTGGCTCAACGACAACAGGCACAGCAGGTTCAGCCAATACAGGCGGCGGTGGCGGTGGTGGCAACACTGCTGGTGCGGCTGGCGGTTCTGGCATCGTTATCGTTCGAGTGAGGACTAACTGACATGACTCGTTCTTATCTTGGCTATGTCTCATCGCAGACAACAGACACCGTGCCTGTGATGGCTTACGGAACAGCAACAGGTGGTAGTTCGTCAAGCGTGACGGTTAGCGGTGTCAACTACACGCTTCTCACATTCTCCGCATCAGGAACCCTGACTGTTTCTAAGGCTGGTCTGTTTGATGTTTTCATTGTTGGCGGCGGGTCAGGTGCGGCTTACAACATGGGTGGCGGTGGCGCAGGTGGCGGAAAAATCCAACAAACCATGTACCTAAGTGCTAATGCGACGGTGACGATTGGTGCTGGTGGCTCAGGTTCAACGACTCAAACGTGGGGTGGGGCTGGAAACTTTTCTGGTGTCGATAACACTGGCATTGGCGGTTCATCTGGCGGCGCAACCTCAGAAGCAAATGGATTAGCGGGATTGTGCGGCGGTGGCGCAGGCGGCAATGGAACCTACACTGGTGGCGGAACTACTTGGTCATCTATCGGTTTCGCGGGTGGAAACGCAAGCGCAAACGCTGGAAGACCAGCGGCGGGTGGCGCTGGTAGCGGTGGTGCAGGTGCCAACACAAGTGGAGCAACGGCAGGCAATGGTGGCGCAGGTGTTGAAATCAACGGTTTTATTGGCGGCGCATCAACCCTGATAGGTGGCGGCGGTGGCGGCGGTGCGTATCACCTCAATAGCGGCGTTGCAGGAAGCGGAACAAATGGTGGTGGAAACGGTTCCAATACGCAAAATGTTGCTGGTAGTAATGGAACAGCAAATCAAGGTGGCGGTGGCGGTGGCGGCGGCAACAACGGCAACGGCGGCAACGGCGGTTCGGGTATTGTTTATGTTCGGTTCAGGGTCTAATTACAAAAGGAAATAAACACATGGCATACCACAACGCACACGCAGCACGAATTGACGAGAACGGAATCGTTCGTGAAGTCATCGTCATCCCACATCAGGGCGATACTCACGAAGCGGTAACCGCGTACTGCAACAGCATCGGGTTGGCTGGCACTTGGCTGGATACTTCGTACACGGGTAGCCGACGCGGAAAGTACGCAGGCATCGGCGATAAGTACGACGCTGAGCTTGACGAGTTCGTTTCGCCGGTTGTAGGGGATGCCGAGTAAGGCATTCGTCCTCCTTCCCGCCCTCCTTCTAGTCTTTTTTGCATCCCCGGCACGAGCGCAAGAGCTCGAATGCCGTGAGGTTGATACGCAGCCACCTTGGGAGTGGGCGTATGAATGCAAAGCCTCGTGGCTGCCTGACGGGTCACGCATAACTGAAGAACAACGAAAGACCGTCAACGCGGTTGTGTTGTTGACGGTGGTCGCACCAGCGACCAGGAGACGACGATGAAGTGGCGTGAATACTTGGTGGAGAACGTGTGGACGTGGGCTGGCACGGTGATGGTGTTGTTGACATTGACTGGTTCTACGTTGCTTCGTGCTTCTGTGGTTACGGCGATAGTGGTTTCACTACACTTGTGGCTGACCTCACAGGGAGAGAACAGTGACAACTGACGTGAACATCAAATCCAACCCGACGATGGCCAAGTTCTTAGACTTAGGGCAACGCCTCTTCTCCCTCTTCCTTGCCAACGCCCTTCCTGCGGTGACGGGTGGCGCGGTGCTCGGCGTCAGTGTCGGTAAGGCTGCGGCGTTGGCTGGGTTTATGGCCGTGATTCAGGTCGTGCAGAAGCTGGCAGCCGCATCCACTGACGGAGAGTTGACGAGCGATGAGATTGCTGAAGCGTTCGGCAAAGCGCCGACGAAGAAGAAGTAGCGCTATGACTCGCCCGTACACCGGCACCAAAGACGGTGCATCCAACGGCAAACGGGCAGGCCTTGAAGAGTTCGTTCGTCAGGTCACGAAACTTTCTGACGGCGCGCTCTGGAACAACGGGACTTGGGTTGTGCGTAACATGCGCGGCAAAGAATCGTTGAGCGTTCACGCAACAGGGCGTGCCGTCGACCTCTCCTACCGCAAGGTTGGCAAACTCGGCAAAGCCGATGGACGCAAACACGCTGAAGCGATGATGGATTTTCTGGTCGCCAACTGGAAGCGTCTGCACATTGAATGCATCCTCGACTACGCACCAGGCAAGCACGGTCACGGTCGAGGGTGGCGATGCGACCGCGGCACTTGGCAGGACTACACGACCAAGACCATCTCGGGTGTGCCGGGCGACTGGATACATGTTGAGATAAGCCCGAAGTTCGCCGACGACGCTCAGGCATACATTGACAAGTTCGCCGCTATCGCCGCAGGTAAGCAGGAAGCCGATGTTGACTGAGGCTTGGGCTCTTGTCATCGCCGCTGGTGTGGCCGCCGTCGGCGGTATCACCGTCGCCCTCATCCAGCAGTTCCGCAAGGAAAACCGTCGTGACCACGGCATCGTCATGGATGCCTTGCAGCGGGTATCCCACACGATGGACAGGGTCGAAGGTAAGGTAGATTCGCACATTGACTGGCACCTAAAGGAGGCTGCTAATGGGAGAGTTATTCGAGGCAGTAAGAGCAGAGGCCGCAAAGCGTCCTAACGTCGCAAAGACGGAGGACAAACTTTCTGCGCATCTCGGCAAGGAACGCTGGAAAGATTTTGAGAAAGCGTGCCTAGACGCAAACTTTTCAACATCGGTCATTCACCGTGTCGTCAAATCAACAGGGTTCAGTATCTCCTATTCGGCACTCTCACGCATCCGTGAAAACGTCCAGAAACAGGCGACCAAATGAGCGCCTATGACCACCAGCGAGAACTCGACGAACTCCAACGACTTCTCAAGAAAGCCCAGCAGGAGGCGGCGGCGAACAAGCGACGCACCGACGACCTCGTCAACGCCGTCTACACGGCTGCCTATGAGGCGGCTCGGGCATCTGGGCGAGGACTCGCTGTCAAGCGCCCTCCCTTGGATAAGCGACGCAAGAAAGCCGAAGTTGCGCTGATTCACGCCACCGACTGGCAGTTGGGTAAAAAGACCGTCACGTTCGGTATCGACACTCTCGGCAAACGAATGGAGTTGTTCGCCGACAAGGTCGTGCAAATCACCGGCATCCAACGCCAAGACCACCCCGTCAAAGAAGCTGTCCTGATGTTGGGTGGCGACATGGTGGAAGGCGTCGGCATCTACGAGTCACAGGTGTACGAGATTGAGGCGTACCTGTTTGAGCAGTTATTTGAGTGCGCACGAATCATCGAACAACTCGTCCGGACGCTCGCTCAGAACTTTGAGCAGGTGCGTGTCGTCTGCGAGTTCGGGAACCACGGACGCATCGGCAAATACGGCACGATGCCCAAAGGCGACAACGTAGACCGCATGGCGTACCGGATAGTGCAAGACCGCACCAAAGACATCGGGCACGTCACCTGGCAACAATCAGACAACTGGTACCAACACTTCGCCATCGGCGCATACAAAGTGCTGCTTGTGCACGGCGACGAAATCCGCACCTACTCAGGCACTCCACTGTTCGGCATCATCAAACGAGTCTCCGCATGGGCAGCAGGCGTCGTACCACCGTTCGACGACTGCTACATGGGTCACTGGCACAACCCAATTTCGGCAACCATCGGCAACGGAAATCGCGTATTCATAACAGGCAGCCCCGAGAGCTCAAATGCGTATGCGGCAGAGCACCTGGCGGCACAGTCCCGCCCGTCGCAACGCCTCCACTTTATCGACCCTGAGAAGGGTCGCGTCACAGGGGAGTACGTCGTATGGCTCGACTAGAAGACTTCGGCACCCTCGCCATCGTCTCGTGGCACGACACCCACGGCGACAAAGACGGCTGGCTCGTCATCGGCGAACTTGACCACGAACCGTGCCTCGTCCACACCGTCGGCTGGCTCATCCCCACCCACGACGGCGGCAAACCCGACCACGTCACCGTCTACCAATCACGCATCGAAGGCACCGACCAGGTCGACTCCGTGACACACATACCCGTTGGAATGATTGTGAAAGTGAAGCTGGTGTCCCGAACAGACCTCCGCTAGGGTTTTCTTGGACACCACAAGGAGGCGTCCACTAGGCTGAGAACCGGCAGGTCCTCGGCCTCGGCGGGCGTCACGAGTCGACCGCCCCGCACAGTTTCCTCCTTGGCTGTGCGGTCATAACTACACACGAAAAGAGACCTCGATGAGAGCAGTCACCGCCGCCGCAATCCTCGCAATCGCCACCCTCCTAGGGCTCATGCCTGCGATGGCAGCCGAAGCCCCAGAGACCACGCCACAGCCCTCCAGAAGCGTCCAGACGCTTCCAGCGGTCACCGAGCCCACTAAGCCCGCAGCACCGCCCAGACGGGCTCTGGAAGTGTCTGAAGGGCAATCATGCCCAGGCTGGATGGACGTGGCTCGGGACGTCGGCTGGCCGGAGGCAGAGTTGCCGATGGTCGGGGCAGTCACCTACTTCGAGTCCAGGTGCCTCAACTCGGTTCGGGGCGATAAGGGAGTCTCATGGACTGCCTTCCAAATCCACACGAAATCGTGGTGCCGACCCAACCGATATTGGCCAGACGGTTATCTGCAAGCGATGCAAATAGTGAACACCTGCAAAGACCTCCTCGACCCCGAGACAGCGGCACGAGCCGCGCTCGCCATCTGGCAGTACGGCGGCTGGACACAGTGGACGACCGCAGAGAAAGCATCCACCACCCTCGCACCATGATGCCGTAAGGTCGAACTCAACCCATAAAGGAGGGCCACAATGAAACCAATGGAGAAAATCTGGATGCTCGCAGTCTGCACGGCTGCGTGGATTGGATTATGGATGACAGGACCAGAGAACCCCGAAGAGAAATACTCGTCGTGGGAACTCGCCGTCTTCGCAGGAGTGCTCGTGTTCTGCTTCGTGCAGTTCGTCCGCTACTCCAGCCAACACATCCAGCAGCGTGACGCTGACCGCATCAAGAAAGTGTTGAAGCGTCGTGACGCAAGAACCAATCGCTAACTGGACGAACGAAGACAACGCATTCGTCCTGCGAGCACCCAAGTGGTACAAGCAGGCTGCGTGCGTCGGCGTATCCGGCGACGTGTTCTTTGAGGAAGGCGTCAAACGCCTCGTCATCGAAGCCAAGTCGTACTGCTACAAATGTCCTGTGCGTGTGAACTGCCTTGACTACGCCATCAAGGCGGAGGAAATCGGTGTGTGGGGTGGGATGACCACTTCGGAGCGCCGCAAGGAAGCACGCAGGCGTCGTAGGATTCAACTCTATGGCTCACCCAAATAAACGGAAAGGCAACCGCGCCGAACTTCTCGTCGCCAAATGGTTACGCAAATACGGTTGGGTGAACGCCGAACGGTCCCGCGCCGGATGGACTGACGACCGAGGCGACATCGACGGAATGCCAGGGGTCTGTATCGAAGTAAAAAACGAGAAGAAAATTGACATACCTGGCTACCTGAAAGAGCTTGAGCGTGAGATGAGCAACGCCCGAGCATGGACAGGTGCCGTCATCGTCAAGCGTCGCGGCACAGAAGATGTCGACGACTGGTACGCAGTGATGCCCGCCAAGGTGTGGGCAGAACTGCTCGCCATGCTTGACCGTCCTACACCCCCACGCTAAGTTCAGAGTTCCCAATAAGCCCACAACAAGAAAGGCCCGCCAGCCACATGACTACCGCCGATGGTTTCACCACCGCCGAAGCACCCAAAGACAGATGGGGCAGATACCTCATCGAAACAACAAGCGGAAAACAAACGTCGTTCACCCGCGTCACCACAATCGCCAAATCACTCGACGACGAAGGTGCGTTGACCGCATGGAAAGGACGCATGACACTCACCGGTGTCGTGCAACGCAACGACCTCCTCGTCGCAGCATCAACCTGCCTCGACGACAAGTCATCACTCGACCGCATCGTCCAACAGGCAATCGAAGCCGCAGGTGCATCAAGCAAAGCGAACATCGGCACCGCACTCCACCAACTCACCCAAGCAATCGACCTCGGCCAGAAGCCAGCAATCCTCCCAGGTCTACAAGCCGACGTCGACGCCTATGTCGCGGGCATGACCCGACACGGCGTCATCATCGACCCACGCCTCGTCGAAGTGCTCCTCGTCAACGAGAAACACGAGTACGCAGGCACCGCCGACCGCATCGCACGGTTCGCCAACCGAAAACGCAAACAAGTCTTTGACCTAAAGACAGGCAACATTGACTATGCCATCAACGCCATCGCAGTCCAGATGGCGATGTATGCGAACGCCGAATACATCTACGACTGGCGCACCAAGGAACGCACACCGATGCCAGAACTCGACAAGACTCGCGGCGTCATCATCCACCTACCCGCAGGTAAAGCTCAATGCGACCTCTACGAACTCGACCTCGTTGCAGGGTGGGAAGCAGCCCTCATGGCGATGGATGTGCGTGCCTGGCGCAAGCGCAAAGACCTGCACATCAAGGTGCATGCGGAGGCGGCGGCCACCGACACGGTTCCGCCCACAGCCGGAGTCGCCGCCTCTGCCGACATCAACCGCTCAGACGTACTCGCACGCATCCGCAACCTCCCCGACGCCGCACAGGACTTACTGAAGCGTCACTGGCCTGCACCAGGCGTCAAGCTCCCTGACATGGACGAGTTCCAGTTGGATGTGTTGATGGTGCGCATCGACCAGTTGGAGACCGAGTTCTCGGCACCGTTCATGCCGAACCCAGAGAAGCCACCGAAACCAATCGGTGACGGCGCTCCGGTCAAAAAGAAGTCTGCGCCGAAGAAGAAAGCGGTCAAGAAATGAGCCGCCTTGAAGGTCAACTCGTTGACGTCAAGAACGTCGCCGTCCTCAAACGCCGATTCGACGCCATCAACGACAAATGCAAAGCCACCATCAAAGAGATAAGTGAGGAGGCGTTCGGGGCAATCAGCATGAATCCCCCTACCGAGCGTCGCGTCGGCATCGCCCGAATCCTGCTCGAGATTGCCGAGCAGGACTCACACATCGACAAAGACCTCGTCCGTAGCATCTGCGAGTTGCGGACAGGAAAGAAATACCCCAACGCAGGACTGGCCCTGACGGACCTGTCGTGGATTGACGCCGAACGAGTATGGTCGTCAATCCTCGACATCTACGCCGACAGAGTCCAGTTGGAATACGTCCCAGCAAGCAACCACTACATCATCAAGGAGCATAAAAATGTCCGATGAGTTCATGGAATCAACCGCAGGCGGCCCCAAACTGCCTGCACTCAAGTTCACCAAAGTTGGTGACGTCCACACGGGCGTCGTCACAGAGGTGACGAAACTGCAAGACAAAGACCCGGCAGGGAATCTGAAGACTTACGACAACGGCGACCCGCGCTGGGTGTTCGTCTTCACCCTCGACACTCCCACCGGGGCAGCAAACATCTGGGTGCGAGGCCAGATGATAAAAGCAATCCGCGAAGCAGCAGAGAAGGCAGGCGTCAAAACGCTCGTCGGCTCCACGCTCTCCGTGAAATACACCGGGGACGGCGAGAAGAAGTCGGCTGCGTTCAACGCACCGAAGCTGTACGCCGCCAAGGTGGAAGCACCGAAGAACGACGCATCAGCGGAGATGTGGTAATGACCGACACGGTGACGCTCATCTTCCTGGCGGGCGTCGCCAGTCTGTGGTGTGCTTTGCTCTGGCTGGCCCTGCGTCAGCCAGGGCAGGGCAACCCGAGAAAGAGAAACAATGACCAAGCAAGAGATTCGTGACGCAATCGAGTTCCTCCAACGAGTCTTCGTCGGTCCAGCCGACGTTGACCGCTTGGAAGCAGCCATCCAAGCCCTACGAGCAGAACTAACAAGGAGAAACAAGAAATGACCTACGACCCCGACGCCCTTCGGCAGATGAACGAGGAGGCACAGTTACGCATCGCCGAACTATCAACCGCCCTCGCCAACGTGACCGAGCAACGCGACAACCTCGAAGACTCACTCACCGCAGCACTACGAGAAGTTGACGCGCACAAGGCTCACGTCGCACAACTCAACGCCACCGTCGAACGCCTCCGGCTACACATCCAGCAAGGAGTTGAACTGTGAACCACGACTACGCACTCCCTGAACCAGACCCGATGCGCGGCTCTGAGATACTCACCGAAGCACACGGACTCATCACAGGGCCACGCCAAGCCGCCTACAGCCACCCATTCGACGACTACTACAAAGTCAAAGAAATCTTCTTCGCCATGACAGGCACCATGCTCACCGTCGAGCAAGCCGTCCTATTCATGGTCGCAGTCAAACTCGCCAGACTCAACACCAACCTCGAACGAGGCCGCTGGCACCGAGACAGCATCGTCGACGCCGCCGGATACCTCGGCTGCCTCAGCATGGTCCACGAACACAAACAAGAAAAACTCCGAGACCTAGCGGACCTCAACGATGATTGTGAATGACCCCACCTTCGTCACCGTCATGGCAGACGGCGACAACCACGCCAGATGGATTGGCTCCATCGACTGCACCGACATCATGAACGCCTACCGCACCGGAGGCGTCTACATCCTCGTCACCCTCAACGAAGAAGGCGAACTCACCGTCGGCTTCAAGCCAGGCCGCCATTGGGAAGCGACCTGGTCGCCACCGATTACGCTCGACAGACGATGAAGCTCACACTCGACGAATGGCTCGCCATCCAAGTCGGACGCGGCGTACTCCAACCCTGCGGAGTAGAGCACGGCATTGACATCTACCTACCGAACCAGCGACCATGGATGGAGGACACCATGAACCCAGACGACCCGCAACGCACCTGCGCCTGCAACCCCATCATCCCCGCCAACCCGACATGCGAAGGCGGCGACGATGACGAAGAAGACTGACATCCTCGAACAGTACGTCAACAGCCTCGGTGCAGGCTGGTGCATCCGGTACGTCATGATTGCCATCGTCGAAGACGCCGACGGCGAACAAAACTTCATCATCCAATGCTCACCCGACCAAACCGCAGCCGAAACCATCGGCCTCTGCGAAGCCGTCTCCCACATCCAGAAAGCCAAAATTGCCCACGCATGGATACAAGCCGAAACCGACGAAGAGTGACCGTCTGGCGCTGCCCACGCTGCCCCAACCACATCACCCTCCACATCACCCCCACCCACCCCCCAACCTGCACCCGCCACACCCCACCCGCCCCCATGACACCCCACGAAACCCAATAACCACGCCATTTGGCAAGATTTTCAAGATTTTTGCCGAAAAGGCTTGCATTTGTCTGACATAGGCACTACCTTGTCATACATGGGGAATAAGCCCCAGACAACAAAGGAGCAAACAATGAAGACCACCAAGGCAAAGTTCTACCAAGACCTCAACGGCGCAACCACTTGCATGGAACACGCAGGCGGTTCACTCCGCTACATCGTTGAACAAAAGCCGAACCTCAAGACCGTCCGCACCAGCAGCACCATCTGGTATCTGTTGACTGACGCAGAGGTTGAAGAGACAAAGACCTACTACCCAGAGGTTTGCGAAACCTGCCACTTCCACAACAAGCGCAACGCCTAATCATTCACAACCAAGGGGCAACAATGAACAACCGATACGCAACAACCTGCAAGTTCTGCAACCGCCACGTCGAAGCGGGCGAAGGTATCTACGACACAGGCTGGGACGCAGTCACCTGCACCGAAACCGTCACCATCAACGACAATGATTCCTCGTGGGAAACCGACGCACAGTTCACCACCTACGAAACTGGCATGGGATGCACCTGCCTGCATCGCTACAACACCGCCTGCAAAACCGAGTTCGCCAACTCGGCAGCGTTGCGCACGGCACGACACGCCGAACATCTCGCCAAGTTCCCGCCGTTGAGCGCAGAACAAATCGCAGCCAACCGTGCCGAGGCACGACGTGAGAACGCCCGCATCAAACACGAACAGGACAAAGAGTTTCGTGAAAAGGACTGCTGCCCGCGTTGCTTCGGTCACGGCTACAACGCCATCTGGCGCACCGACGGTGGCAGGTGCTACCGATGCGGAGGTACAGGCAAGTACGTCAAGAACACCAAGAAGGTCGCCTAATGAGAACTCGGACTGCAACATCGTTTGACTGCAACAATTCACGCAATTCAATAACCACAACCAAGGAGACAACAATGAAAAAGCTCAA